ATCTCTTTAACCAAGATGGTTCCTCGTACACAGTAAAGAAAGAGGTTAAAATGGCCCCACACCCTGTAGCTACAACACCAGTCGGCCAAGCGTACTTCTAATGAGGTGTTACATTTGCAACAAGGACAACGCTGAGAACCTAGACAAGAGAGATATGAAGTATTTCTGTGACCCTTGTCACGAGGATATCAAACAGCTTATCTTCGACCAAGAACAGGAAGAGGAGGATGTGGGCTATGAGCCCGAAGTTGAGAAAGGTTGAAGCAGGTGATCTTGTAGAAGGTAGGCTCTACAAGTGTGGTCCTAAACATAAAACATGGAAATGTAAAGACCTCAAGGTTAACCCCCACTCGAAAAGGCTCCGCTTCACCGCTGTGTATGCAGGTGGCGGCTCAGCATACTACATCACCTTTACCACTGAACGTTACTTTTACGAAGTGCTAGAAGAAGGAGAAGCACAAATGACTAACAACGAACTGTACCAAATCAAAGACACCGATACTTACGGAACTATTCTTGCCACCAACAGCCAAGGACTTAAGGTCTTTGAGGTACGTGGTACAGGAGAGGTGAAGACCGTAAAGAAAGAAGACTTGGAGGAAGTTATCCCCTATACTGTTGGGGTGAGATTCCTTGAGAGTCGCGGGAACACCCACGATTTCTTTGCTGAAAAAGGTGTCTTCGAAGGAGGTGATATTATCTTCAACACTAGCTACTCTGGCCCGATGGTTGTGACTAAACTGAATACTAAATCAAAAAGCGCTACTAAATACCTTGAAGGTTCTCTCATTCGACCGACCACTGTGGTCAAAGCACCTGAATGATAACACACAAGACATGCCCTAGTTGTGGGCACCACGATTGTTACACTGAATTTGAGGGTGGGGGTGGTTACTGCCACTCCTGTTCTTACTCCCCAAACAAGAAGGGTGTGAAAATAGAACAAGAACCATTCTCCGACAACCTTGATTTTGAGCTACAAAGCTATAGAGGTATTGACAAGGACGTAGTTACGAAGTATAATGTTACTACAGGGGTGGATAAGGGAACTCCTACAGCTCGTATCTATCCCTACCCACACCACCCTAAGCTTCGTATTCTTCCTAAAGACTTCTCCCAGAACAAAGGATTCACACAGACATTCCTATTCGGGCAGGACTTGTTCAATGCATCTTCTTCCCGTATCCTTACTATTGTAGAAGGTGAGGACGATGCTCTAGCTGCCTACCAGATGCTCGGTAAGAAGTACCCGGTTGTATCTCTACCCTCTGCTGTAGCAGCACGAAGCTCCAAGTTCCTTAAGAGTGTCTACGATTACGTTAACTCGTTCCAGACTATCGTCCTAGCTTTTGATAATGATGATGCAGGTGATGCTGCTGCCAATAGATTTGCTGATGCATTCCCTAACAAGGTCTACCGCGTCCATATGTCTATTCATAAGGATGCCTGTGAGTACCTAGAGGCTGGACGTGAGTCTGACTTCCTGTATGCTTGGATCAATCGAACTAAGTATGTACCTGAGTGGGATGTGAATACACCAGAGCAATTCTTGTCTATCCTAGACAGTGGTAAGGATTGGGTGTACGTCCCTACTGGTGTGGAGGCATACGATGAGATTGCACTAGGTCTGATGCAAGGTGGTCTTACAGTGTTTACTGCGCCTGAGGGTATCGGTAAGACTGAGTTTATGCGTATGCTTGAGTACAATCTAGTGCGTGACCATCCTGACCTTCCTTTTGCTTATTGTCATATGGAAGAGACCAACATGCGGTCTATCCTAGGTCTTGCCTCTTACAAGCTGGACAAGAATGTAACCAGACGGTCTCTTATTGAAGACATGGACGAGGTTAAGGCAGCTATCACTGAGATTGCCTCTAGGGAGAATATCCACCAATTTAGTATCGGGGTGGATGAAGACCCTACCGTGTTGTTGGATAGGATCAAGTACTACGCAACTGTGTGTGACTGTAAGTACATCTTCTTTGAGCCTATCCAAGACTTGGCACACCAACGCCCCGATCCCAGTGAGACAGCGGAGCAATTCCTATCTAAGGTTTCTGTCCAACTGTCTCGTATTGCAAGTGAGACAGGTGTAGGTATCATAACTATCGCCCACCAAAATGACCAAGGGGAGATTAGGGATTGTCGTCTTATCGGTAAACAAGCCGCTGTTAGGGTAGACCTTACACGTAATCTCTTGGCAACTGACGAAGACGAGCGTAACACCACCACACTAACTGTCGTCAAGAATAGACCTGTTGGGCCTACCGGTTTTGCTGGTCAACTTAAGTTTGATCTTGACAGCTTCACCCTTAGAGAGAAGGTATACTGATGGACACCAACAAGGAAACGGTGGAGCAGCGCGCCGCCCTCTAGTTAATTATAGGAGTAAGATATAAGGATATCAGTAGTTGACATTGAAACAGACCCAATCCCTTGCACTCGTATTTGGTGTATTGTAGTACGAGAGGTTGGGTCAGACACACACCTTGTTTGGGATAAGGAGGCTTTACATGACTTCGTAGACTACTCAAAAACAGTTGACTTGTGGGTAGCACATAATGGTATAGCATTTGATATACCTGTACTCAACAAGTTCCTCAAGACTAACATTCCTTACCATAAGGTCATTGATACTTTTGTCGTGTCTCGTCTGGTGAATTACTCGAAGTACCAGACCCACAGCCTAGATGAATTAGGTACTGCTGTGGGGGCACGAAAACTTCCCTTCAAAGACTTCTCTAGGTACACACCTGAGATGCTAGAGTACTGTAAACAGGACGTGGACGTAACTCTCAAAGTCTACAAGATGTACGAGCGTTTCGTTTGGGATTCTAAATGGAAAGACTCCTTGCGTTGTGAGCATGACCTAGCTGTTATCTGTAACGACATGCAAGACAATGGGTTCTCTTTCGACAAAGCTACCGCTGAAGAGTTACTATCATCAGTCACCCAACGCATGTCAGAGCTTGAAGCTGGTTTCCAGAAGCTATGGCCACCAGAACTAGCCGAAGTAAATCGTATCTTGTATCGTATTAAGGCTGACGGGACACTCTACAAGAATGTTGTTGAGGCTTTGGACAAGTACCCCAAGACTACGATTGATGGAAGAGAGCTGGTGTGTTACGACTACAAGTCCTTTAACCCCGGTAGTACTAAAGACAGGGTTGAGAAACTGTGGGAAGCTGGGTGGGAACCTACTGAGAAGACAAAGACCCACTTTAAGTTTCTGAGTCAAGCTCGTATAGGTGGTAAGTGGGGTAAGTCTGTCGTCACACAGGAGTTCTATGACAAGAAGAAGTCTGAGTTTGACTTCTATGGGTGGACGGTAAGCGAGGAGAACCTCCTCACACTCCCTGAGAGCGCCCCTGAGGCGGCTAAACGACTTGCTGAGTGGCTCACTCTAGAAGGGCGTAGAAGTAGTCTCGTAGAGTGGCTAGGGCAGTGTAAGGAGGATGGCCGTATCCACGGTAAGTTCTGGCATATCGGAGCTTGGACTGGTCGTATGTCCCACTCACACCCTAACTCAGCTAACATTTCTTCTGCTTTTCATGGAGAAGTAACTAATGCTGTTGAGAGAGTGAAGGAAGCTTACGACGGTAGAATGAGAGCGTTGTGGCAGGCTGATCCTAGTGCTTACCTAGTGGGTACAGACGCAGAGGGTATCCAACTACGTATCCTTGCACACTACCTTAAGTCAGATGATTATGTTCACGCTATTGTAGAAGGGAGGAAAGAGGATGAAACTGACATTCACAACGTCAATAAACGGGCCTTGGGCCTTGACCACATTAATAGGGATACAGCCAAGACGTTCATATACGCACACATACTCGGGGCAGGACTTGCAAAAACTGCTCGTATTCTTAACACAAACCAGAGCATTGCAAGAGAGGCGGTTAAAGACTTTCAAAGTAGACTTGGACTCGACGTACTTCGTAAAGGTATCATTGAAAGGGATAGTCGAAGGGGGTATTTTGATGGATTGGACGGTAGAAAGGTTATCCAAGCTAACAGCCACCTAATGCTTGCCGGGTACTTACAGAACGGTGAAGCTGTGGTAATGAAACACGCAAACATCCTATGGAGGAAATGGGCTGATGAAGCAAGAGTAAACTATAAGCAGGTCAACTTTGTTCACGATGAGTGGCAGACAGAGTGTTACGACTCACTCGATGCTGCGGAATACCTCGGTGAACTACAACGTAACTCTATTGTAGAGGTTGGGAAGGAGTTAGGTATCTACTGTCCCCTTGCTGGTTCTACAGATATTGGGAAAAATTGGTACGATACCCATTGACAAAGCCATTTTAGTATGGTATTATATATTATAAGCTGAGAAAAGGAGAAACAAACTTGGCTACTGAACGCATCTATCTCACAGGTACTGCTGTGTGGGCAAAACTATTTGAACGTAATCGTGACCGTGGTGAGTACCACACAGAGACTGACGGTATTACTTCCCTTGATCTTCTTATGGATAAAGAAGAGCTGGATAAACTGAAGGGTGCAGGCTCTCGTCTTCGTCCTAAGGTTACTGATGAAGGACTTGCTGTCAAGTTCAAACGTCCTTGGGTACACCGCAGTATCGACGAATTTGGTGGTGCTCCTCAGGTTGTAGATAAGGACGGTAAAGATTGGGACAACAGTGTGTCCATTGGTAACGGCTCTACAGTAGAGATTGCTGTGGACGTGTATGATACTCAAATGGGTAAAGGCACACGTCTAGCCGGGGTTAAGGTTCTTGAGCTTATTGAGTTTGAGGGTGATGGAGAACCCCGAGAACCACAACTGCCGTTCTAACTAAATAGGTAGAAAAGGAAAAAGGGTTTGGGACCGGAGTGGATGTAGGAACCCTGAGGCATTAGCCAATACCCATTAAGATCGTCTATTGGCCACTCCCTACCTATATTTAAGGATTAGTATGACTAAAACAATTAACACGCTAGTACAAGACATTTATGACGTAATTGAAGGTAAAGGAGGCTGGGATGCCACGGTATCTGAATTCTTCCGAGAGTCAGTTGGCGACGTGGTTGACGAGCGACTTAACGCTGAACCAAGAGAAGGGGGAACCCTTCGTATGTCAAACTTGGGGTCTCCATGCAAACGGAAGCTTTGGTATTCTGTCAATTCCCCTGATGAAGCTGAGGCTCTACGCCCCAACACTCTGCTTAAGTTCCTATATGGGGACATCTTGGAAGCGCTTCTCATCTCCTTGGCCCGAGCCGCAGGGCACGTCGTTACAGGGGAGCAAGACACGTTGGAGATTGGAGGTATTAAAGGACATAGAGACTGTGTTATCGACGGGATCACAGTTGATGTCAAGTCCGCCAGTGGTTTCGGCTTTTCTAAGTTTGAGAAAGGGAATCTCAGGAATGACGATCCCTTTGGTTATATCTCCCAGCTTTCATCGTATGTCTACGCAGGACACAAAGCCGACCCAGATGGAGTGCATCCCACGGTTGGATGTTTCTTGGTAATCGACAAACAGAATGGCAACCTTTGTCTTGACGTTTACGAATTCAAACAAGAGTTGGAAGGTAAGGAGGATGAAGTTGAAAGCCTTAAGCAGATGGCTAGTGAGGACAGCCCCCCTGAGAGAGCCTTTGAGCCAGTCCCTGATGGTGGTAGCGGGAATACTAAACTACCTGTAAACTGTTCCTACTGTGGTCATAAGGCTAGTTGTTGGCCTGAGATGAGAACATTCTTGTATGCGAATGGTCCTCGCTTCTTGATCGACGTAAAGCGTCTACCTAACGTACCAGAAGTATGAAACCTTCAAGCGCAAAAGCGAAAGGCCGAAGATTGCAGCAATGGGTGAGAGACCTAATCCTTCACTACTCCCCTAGCCTAGAGCCTGATGATGTAAAATCTACAGGTATGGGGCAACAGGGAGAGGATGTACAGCTCTCACCAGCAGCTAGGAAACAGTATCCTATCTCCATTGAATGTAAATCAAGGGCCTCCTTCGCATTCTATAAAGACTACGACCAAGCAGTAGTAAATTGCCCTGACAACTGTGAGCCGGTTCTAATCGCTAAGGCAAACCACAGGCCACCGGTTGTTATTATTGACGCTGAATGGTTTTTCAAAAACTTTCCAAAACGGATTCGTAAATGACTTTTAAAGACCTTACTATTTACTTTGCAGAGGAAGACTCTATCCACTTTCCTGAGATGGACCTACTAGCTGTAGCTATGAATGGGTTCCTTGTTGTAGCTGTTGGTGAGGATAGGTACTACTACAACCTAGAGACCATCAGCTCCTACACGTTCAAGGAGAATGAGGATGAAGAAAAACCCAACCCTAGAGACAACCTTCACGTCATTAACTGATGACCCTTGCGATGATTGGAGTAACAACGTATGTTCTTTGACCACTACTCAGAAGTCCCCGAAGGATACTGGCGATGGGAAAACTTCACTCCTAAAGAAATAGCCTGTAGAGGCACAGGTAAGCTTCTAGTCAATGAGGACGCCTTGGATAAGCTGCAAGCTCTCAGAGACAAGATTGGGAAACCCTTCCATGTGAACTCTGGTTATCGTTCTCCTGAGCACAACGAAGCAGTAGGGGGCGCTCCTAACAGTAAGCACATGGAGGGTATTGCTTTCGATATCTCCTTGTCTAACCTAGACAGACAGATTCTATATCAAGAAGCTATGGCCCATGGTTTTAATGGTATCGGGCAGTACCCTAGTTTTATGCACATTGACACTAGACAGAACAAAGCAAGATGGGATGAACGCTAATGGCGACTGATGACCACGGTACTTGTAAGAATTGTGGGTATGATCTGAATGGGCCTAGAGTGTACGACCACTTCCTTGATGAGTATGGCGACCCAGTGAAATCTCTTGCCGTAGCATCCATGTACGGCTGTAGAGAAGGTTTTGGTAGGTTTGGTAAGGCTATTTATGTAAAGGAGTATGATGAAAACTACAACAAGCTGCCACCATACTACATGTGCCCGGAGTGTAGAGAGGAGTGCTATTAATGCCTGAGAACCAAATCCAAGTTAAACTTAACCCTGATGTTCAGCCTACAGGTTCTGACCTTGCCGTAGTTAATGCAGCGCGTAGGTCTTTCAACACTCGTAGTGAGTGGACACCAGAAAGCCAGTGCCCTACTAACCCTACTACCGGGGGTAAGATTCCCCCATATAAAAGACTCAAGGACAAGGACAAACGACTGATCCAGTTCCTTGCTCGTGGTATGACTGCTGGTGATTTTGAAGGGTTCCTCATAGACGCGTCAGAAGTTGGTAAAGACTGGGTTCATGGTGAAACACTGTACCAAGAAGACCCTAAGAAGTTGTTCAAGGAACTCCTATGGAAATGGCGGAACACCCCTACTCATGATACTCCGTTCAACCACTGCTTCATTTCCTTTGAAGTTAAGGCCCCTATTTTCGTAGCTCGTCAACTTGTAAAGCATGAGTACCTTATCTTTAGTGAGTTCTCTCGTAGGTATATTACTGACGATATTGAGTTCTATGAGCCTGACTACTGGCGTAAGGCTGCCCCTAACAAGAAGCAAGGAAGTCTTGAGGAGTCTGTCCCTACACCAACCCGTAAGTATTTTGGTTGGTATGGCCCTGTGGCCCATTGGGTTAATAATGAGACTTTGAGGGCTTACAGAGCAATGCTTGAGGATGGAGTTTCCCCAGAACAAGCACGTATGGTTCTACCTCAAAGCACAATGACTGAATGGACTTGGAGCGGTACACTAGGAGCCTTTGCCAAGATGTGTCAACTACGACTCCACCCAGAAGCACAATATGAAGCAAGGTTGGTGGCACAGCAAGTGTATGAGTATCTTAAGCAGTATTACCCTGTGTCAGCTAAAGCACTGGTAGAAGGGCCTGATGTATGAGTAACAATAACGTAGACCACCCAAGCCACTACAACCAGTCTGGTATTGAATGTATTGAAGCTATCAAGGCTACTCTTGGAGATAGTTACCAAGACTACTGTAAAGGAAACGTAATGAAGTACCTCTGGAGATACAAGTATAAGAATGGCATTGAAGACTTGAAGAAGGCTAGATGGTACTTGGACTCAATGATTAAGGACTTAGATGATGGCTAAAACAGCGGTAGTATTCTCCTGTTCTCACTCAGACCCTAGTGCTTCTAACGACAGGTTTGATTGGCTCGGTAACTTTATTTACGATTTGAAACCAGACCTAGTGATCGACCTAGGGGATGGGGCAGATATGAGAAGCCTCAACTCTTACGACACTAGGTATCCACAACAGATTGTAACCCAAAGTTACGAAGAAGACATTAACGCCTACAACGACTCACAAGATAGGCTTAGACATAAGTTTCGTCATATGAGACGTAAGAAACCCTTCTGGATCGGTTTTGAGGGTAACCATGAAAACAGGATTAAGAAAGCAGTTGCACTCGACCCACGATTGGAGGGATCAAAATACGGGGTATCCTTTAGGCATCTTCAAACGGACCACTACTTTGACGAGTACCACGAATATGAAAATAGCGCCCCCGCCATCGCTGATTACTTTGGTGTCTCATTTGCTCATTACTTTAGTTCTGGTAACTATGGCTCAGCTATTAGTGGTATTCACCATGCTTATGCCCTCCTCCAACACCGTAACAGTTCTAGCACTTGTGGTCACAGCCATAAGCGTAGTATTTTCTTTAAGGACAGTGCACACCCTTATCCGATCATTGGGTCCGTGGTCGGCTGTTACAAAGGGAAAGACGAAGGATGGGCAGGGCAAAGCAACAAAGAGTGGTGGAAAGGCATCCTAGTTAAGAGGGAATTGGAGAACGGGGTTTACGAGCCTCAGTGGATTAGCATGAAAGTGTTGGAGAAGGAATACGGATGAGGGTATGTTTTGAGGTTAACACTGACCATGACCCTGACGAATGTGGGGAACTCCTACTACTGTCTATGAACCGCACTCACAGGTGGGGTTACTCAACCCATGAAACAGATTCACCACATTGGGTGAAAGTTGATTCACCTATTAGCCTGCCTGTTTTGACTCTCCTAAAGGGTTGGTTCGCCAAGTTGGAAGGCGGTAGTGGGGTACTGCATCTCCATAACAATATAAACCAACTTCAAGTTTACCTTTTCTGGGATGGGGATGGCACTATTGTCTTCGATGTAGGGGGTAATTACCTTGTTAATAATGACATGAAGAAGTCTTATGGCTGGGAGTGGAACCCAAGTTGGATTAATGAGTTGCCTGAAAACTACTATGAAGACGAGGAGGAGGAGAGGTATGGAGGAAAGAATTGATATGCTCTTGTCTTCCTACTCACTGGAAGAACTCATAGAGCAGAACGATATCACTGAAGAAATTGTTCTTGAGATACTTATCAACCGTGGTTTGGTTAAACTAGAGGATTACTTTGAATATGATTAATGAATCTGATCTTGAAGCATTTGACTACTACACTCTTGTAGATAAATCTTTGACTACTAACCAAGACAGAGTTAGGGAGTTCCATGAGGTCTTCTGCCCTGACATGATTGCAGCACCTTGGTCTGAGTCCGGTATGCAACTTCGAATGAAACTCATGAATGAAGAACTTCGTGAGGTTATTGATGCTTGGGATGATGAAATCCATGACGGTTATGAAGAAGCAGTTGTCAAAGAACTCTGTGACCTATTGTACGTAACCTATGGTACCCTTATTTTCCTCGGTGTAGACGCTGATGAAGCATTTAAGAGAGTTCACGATTCTAACATGTCTAAGCTCGATGACTCAGGCAAACCTATTAGACGGGCTGACGGTAAAGTCCTTAAAGGCCCTAACTACTTTGAACCAGACTTGGAAGACCTTGTATGACTTACGGACCAACACTAAAGATCAGTGAAGAAATTCACGAAATGAAATACCGAGGGAAAGGAGAGACCTTCAAGGAGGCTATGTCTCGGGTAGCTGATGCCTTGAAGGATAGTGAGGAGCACTTTCTTAAACTCAAGGATATCCTCTACAACATGAGGTTCCTTCCTGCTGGTCGTGTTCAGTCAGCGATGGGGGCACCACGCACCGTTACTCCGTATAACTGTTTTGTGTCTAACACTATCGAAGACAGTATGGAGGGTATTGCCCAAGCATCTGCGGAAGCAGCTAAGACAATGCAGCTTGGAGGTGGTATCGGGTACGACTTCTCTACACTACGTCCTCGTGGAAGTCTTATCAGAAGCCTTGAGAGCCGCTCCAGTGGCCCTATTAGCTTCATGGGTGTCTTCGATGCTTGGTGCAAGACAATTGCCTCTGCTGGCCACCGTAGGGGCGCTCAGATGGGTGTTCTTCGGGTAGACCACCCGGATATCGAGGAGTTTATCTCAGCTAAAGCTAACTCAGATAACCTTACTCAGTTCAATGTGTCTGTAGGTGTTACTGACGAGTTCATGGCCGCTGTTATAAGTGACACAGACTTTGACTTGAGGTTTGATGGTCGTGTGTACAAGACTGTTCGGGCTAGGTACCTTTGGGATAAGATTCTCCGTAACACTTGGGACTGGGCTGAGCCGGGTATTCTCTTTATTGACCGTATCAACTCCAAGAACAATTTGTGGTACTGTGAGACTATCGTTGCTACAAATCCATGTGGTGAGCAACCTTTGCCTCCTTACGGCGCTTGCCTTCTTGGGTCTTTTAACCTCACTCAGTATATCGGGGCATCTGAAGGTGGTAGTCACAGGTACTTCGATTTTGACAAGTTTAAACACGATATTGTTCACGTTGTAAGGGCTATGGATAATGTGGTTGATCGAGCAGTCTATCCTCTTCCCCAACAGGAAGAAGAAGCAAAGAGTAAACGACGTATGGGACTCGGTGTTACTGGTGTGGCCAATGCTATCGAAGCACTAGGACATCCTTACGGTTCAGACGAGTTCCTCTCTGTCCTAGAAGAGATTATGTCTGTACTTAGGGACACGACTTACACTACATCCGTTTCCCTTGCTATTGAGAAAGGACCGTTTCCACTCTATGATGAAAAGTACCTCGAATCTGGGTTTGCTAAAACACTGCCTGTACCTATTCGCAATCTCATTCGGACTCATGGGATTCGGAATAGCCATCTTCTTAGCGTGGCTCCTACTGGTACCATTAGTCTTACTGCTGATAACGTTAGCTCTGGTATCGAACCTGTGTTCTCACTTGGGTATGACAGGACTATCCAAACTTTTGATGGACCTAAGGTCGAAAGGGTTGAAGATTATGGCTATCGTGTTTTTGGCACCACTGGAAAGACTGCTGGACTACTTTCTGTATTCGACCACGTAAAGGTTCTTAACCTAGCTTCCAAGTATGTAGACTCTGCTTGTTCTAAGACTTGTAATGTTGGTGATGATGTTACTTGGGAAGAGTTCAAGGATGTCTACATGAAGGCTTACCTTGGTGGTGCCTCTGGTTGTACTACTTTCAGAGCTGCTGGTAAAAGGTACGGAATCCTTAACGCTAGTTCGTCTGAGGATGTTGTAGAGGCAGAAAAGGAGCAAGACAACACCGACTTTGTTGATGAAGGGGGTGCTTGTTACTACGATCCAGAGACCGGACTTCGCAGTTGTGAATAGATTTATACTTTGGTACGCTATTTTAGTATTACTTGTACTAGCTTTTACATAAGGAATTTAGTATGACTAGACTTAGAGAGGCTTTGTCCCTTTGGTTCATTGACATTGGGTTGAAGCTCATGCCTTACGACGAAATAGAGGAGATGCTCAGGGTCTCTATCTATATGACAACCTCAACGTACCTGAATGAACTAGAGGAGGAAGAAGAATGAGCTACACTAACAGGGACTTTAACCCTAGTTGTTCTACTCAAGTAGATACTATTAAAGAAGCGGCAGAGAATTTGGCGAGAGCTATTGAGGCGGAGTGTCCTTCAGGGCAGTTAAAAGACCGGGCAATTTTAGACTGTCAGTCAGCTTCAATGTTTGCTGTGAAATCTCTCTTTTATTAGGAGAAAGAGTATGATTGAAATGTTTGTACCAGTCATCATGTTGTGTCTGTCTAATAACCCAACTCAATGTACTATTGTAAACGGTGGTGTGTTTGAGACAGAGCAGGAGTGCCAAGTAGACATCCTTATTGGTGGCATTCCTTGGGTTGAGTCTGAACGGCCTGAGGCTTATATCGCAGGACTTACCTGTCTTGAAGTACAGCTCCTAGACGAACTAGTCTGACATAGAAAAACCCCCTAGGTTCGCGCCTAGGGGGTTTCTTTTTGTTTAATCGCTTGAGTTTCGTTTTCTAGCTGAACTGGTGCGGGCATAACTCCTGTTACTGGAACGAGACCTAACTCTAAGGTTCGATCTACTGTTGTTCCTAGGGTTACCGTCACGATGATCTACGTCACGGCCATCCCCTTTACTTACTCTTCCCTCCCTCTGAAGCCTACGCCTCGCCTTGTTTCTGGCCGCTCTACGTCTTTTCTGGGTTGGGCTTGAATGGTAGTTTCGGTATTCAGCTTTGTAGTCTCTTGCCATCAGGAACAGCCTCCATCGTATGCTACTACTACTTTAGTAGCTGACAGGATTACCTCGTCTGGGGTATCCTCTCTGTTGTTTAACACACTATCTGCCAGTTGGTCTATAGGAGCTTCAAGACCAGAGCAGATAGCATTTAGCTCAGGGATTCTGCCGCTGTTGGAGCAGTTCGATAGCAGAGTCAACGCTAGTAGGGGTATTACTAATCGCATTATCAATTTGTTCTCTCAATTCTATCTGGTCTTGTAGATTCTCCAACCTTTGCTCTGTCCTTCCAGTGTCCTGAATGAAGCGGATCAGAAAGAACACGGTCATACCAGCAGCCAAAGCACCTACCACAGCGGTCACTACACGATACCCAACAATCATCAGGTTTCTCCATTAGACTGTCTCTGATTAGTAGTATTCTGCCCGTAGATATGAAGACCAGCAGCAGTAGCTATGTACGACATAATAGGCCAGATGATAACCTCTACCATATCCTTGTCCCCAAACATAATCTGGTATAAGAGGACAAAGAACATAGCAGCAGCGTATTCACGTTTGAAAGTCTTCTTGGTTAAGTTCATCTGTTAAAACCACCTCCGGTAATCCAATGCCAAGCACTGACAAGAAAGGCAGCTCCAACAATTCTAGCAGCCCATGTGTAGGTACTTACGAACCTGTCCAACTTACTTAAAATTTCATCCTGTTTAGTAGAAAGAACAGCAAGTTGAATCCTAAGCTCAGCTAACTCCTTGTCGTGTTCGTCGATCTTAGGCTGTCGGTCAGAGAGTATCTTATAGAGAGCTTTGATATCCTCTTCCATCACCTACCCTCCCTTCGGGAGAATACCTCTGCTGGTAATCCTTCTGGCCGTTGTCTAGGCGCAAGTCCAAGAGCACCAGCGATAGCAGCTCTAATTTCCTCTATCTGGTCATCATCTAGGTTGGTTAGATCGACCTCCCCTGAAATCTCGTCGATAAGACGCTCAATCTGAGGATTACCTCTCCTAGCAGCAGTAGGCATACCTTGTTCAGAGGCAGTAGGCTCTACGTTTGGATCATCTCCTACACTAAGTTCACCAACAGGCGCTTGATCAACGGTAGCAGGTTGTTCTTCGTCCAAGTAAACCATACCTTGAGCAAGACCTTCAACAGGGTCAAACTCCAATGAACCCCTCTCAGAGTATTCTGTGTTAGAGAGGATGTTTACCGTTTCAGTAGAGTAGGCACTTGCACCAGTTACAGGAAGGTCAGCTCTAGCGACAGAGTTATTGGCTACAGTAGTGTAAAGGTCTCTAAGAGGTGTAGCACCAAAGGCTGTGGAATCCATATCGTCGTTTAGGTAGTTCCAGTGCCTACGTGCCCCCATATCTGCGTGGAGGATACCAGCTCCAAAACCGAAACCTTGGAAGCCAGCTTGTAGAAGAGCTTCAAGGAGGTCCATTTGACGCTCAGGAGAAAACCCTGTGATGCTAATGTCTACAGCATCTCCGTGGAAGTGTCTGCTACCCGGAGTCTGTGTAACACGTGTAGTCCCTTGCTGAGCAAGAGCGTCATTGATGGGGATAGCTTCGCCAAAAATATTCTGCGCGTCTTGAAATGGCCCGGTTAGGACAGCGTGCATTCTACGATCAGCACCCTCCCTGACAGCTTCAGAAAGAGTTCCGTCATCGTAGAAGGCGGGGGTCATATCGTCACTACCGTATACCCTTGCAAACCGATCTGATTCAGTATAACCGGGAGCACCTTGTTCGATATTACGGAGTGTAGCTCCTGTAGGAGCTGTGTGCAGGCCCTCTATGAATATTCCTTCATCTACCTCCACACCGGACGTAACTGCACCAATAAAGTCACTACCCATTGAACCAAGAGCTTCATGGTCGGCTATAGTTTCCATAATAGTGTTCAAGTGGTCTAGCTGGGCTTGCCCCTCAAAGTCTCCAGTAGGCATGGTAGGGGCAGTTCCCATCCCTTCTTGGACAAGACCTTGAGTAACTACAAACTGCCCAGCCTCTGAATTCCACTGGAGTGTACCGTTAGCGCGTGAGACAAGACCTTGGATAATACCCACCTGAGATTCGACTTCTTCTCTAAGGGTATTAGATACAGCGGTATCTAGACTAGGATTTGACTCAAGAAGGTCAAGCATTCTAGTTACGTATGTGTTACCTAGGACTGTTCCTGTACGGCGGAGTGATGCGGGAAGTACTTCAATCATACGCTCCAGTTCTTCAAGTCTTTCAGGGGTAACTTCACCTGTGAAAGCGTTCAGGAAAGTACCGGTAGTCTCAATAGCAACCCCAGCTTCTTCCACACTACCATCGGCAGGGTTAAATTCCTCTTCTCCACTGAGATGCCCAGCTATATTTCGGTCAAAAATCCGTAGGAAATTCTCGTCTTCCCGGAGTCTTTGCAGGAAAACCCCCCTTAATTCAGGTGGAAGGGCACCGATGGTATTAATCGCACCTAAGTATCCTCCCTCCCTTAGTTGCTCTCTACCTTCCAACCAATCAGTGGCTCTTGCATTTTCCATTGCTTGTGTGGGGCTTGTTTCGTCGTCGAGAGCGGTAAACACCTCATACAGAGGAGACAGAGCCTGTCTCATGAACTCAGAACTAGGTGCGTTCAGTTCACGGTCATCGTCACTATACTCAGCCCGGACTTGCCCAAGAATTTGGTTAGCTATAACGGGAGCCAAGAGATTTAGTTGGGTTGTCAAGGTACCTTGCCTTAGAATCATGTCCCCACCCTCACCAAGCATTGCAGCAAGCTGGGGAGCAACTTCACTTAGACGAACTCCTTCTCCACCTAAAAGACGTGCCATAACTTCCGGGGAAGCAAAGATAGAGGCATACCCAGCGGCAGTAACTTGGAGTCTGTTTAGCTCAGTATCCCAGATGTCTTGGCTAATATCACTGATAGCGGCTCCCCTATCCCTCTCTTGGATAAGTTCTTGGCGCTCCGCTTCAGCAATATTCCAAGACAAGAAGCGTCTTTCTACATGGGCAGCTCTTGCTGTTGGATCATCAGGGTATAGTTCATTTGCTTCAAGTTCAGCAACAATACCGTTAGGGTCTTCAACAGACCAATCTCTCACAGCTATCGCTCTCAGGCGGGGGGCACCACCACCCTCCAGCTCCTCCTGCTCTATAAGATTTTGGCGTCTATCTGTTGCATCATCAGCGATACCGTACAGGCGAGAAGCAAACTGGGGGTACATTGCCCCACCCCCTCTAAGGTTTTGCTCTGTCCAAGAAGAGACATCAGTAGATACCCCCATCTCTTCCGCCATGTGGGCTACTGCCGCATCAAACTGTTGCCCAACCGTAGGGGAAGCAGCCTCCCTACGGTTAAAGATACCAAGACCCTGAACGATATTGGCTACAGGGCTGGTAGGCTGTTGAACTGGTTGGTCAAAACGAACACCACCATCAAGATTAGGGTTAAAGACCATTAATTATTCTCCCTTTCAAGGAATCTTTGTGCAGACCTTTGGGCCTCTTCCGCCAGTAGTGAGTCAGACAGGGTTATGTGACTATTACTATAAACCCTACTTTCTACGTACTCACGATCTAGGGCAGACAAAGACCCTAGTGCCATACCGATCTGCCTGTAGTAAGAAGCCACCGCTTCATAATCTCTTCTTACCCAAGCCTCTGTAATGTAGCTGTTGATTTCATTGATTCCGTCAACAGTCCTGTTTAGGAATCCTCTCCGTATTCTACGTTGAGCTATATATGTGTAGGTGTCGTCAACCTCTGCCAAAGGAATACCAAAGGCTAAGGCCACAGCATCGTTCGTTGTCAAGCCATCTGCTACTGCACCACCACTCCTGTTCAGAAAGCGTCCAGTTTGGTAAGCGTAGATAGCGTTGTGGGTGGAGTTACCACTGGAGAAGACCCTAACAAATGAGATAAGGTCATCCTGAGTTGTCTGGAAATCTCCTGAGG